CACAGACACATCATGGAAGAAATGAAAAAGCCTGCTGATGGCGCAACACACATTCCGTGAGTTTAGAGGTGAACGAGGATGAATGAGTGGAGAGATACAGTGAATTGCCCACCCCATAAATGGGATGGGGACACACATGGAAATATTTTGGTTTGGTATAGCACTACGGAACGTGCAGGAATTGTGAATATGACTGTTGCGGTGTCGTTTCCTGACAATATGCCGTTCTGGATGCCACTCCCTAAACGGCCAAAGGACAACGCATGAACACTGGCAAGCAGTTTGAAGCAGACTTCAAAGCATCCGTCTCATCCGATGCGTGGTGCTACCGCCTGAAAGACAGTGCTGCAACGTACTACGGCGGCAACGACAACCTGTCCTTTTCCATCGACAACATCTGTGACTTCCTTGTGTACCGTGCGCCGATGAACCACCTGTTCGAGTTAAAGACCATCGAAACGCCCTCTATTCCATTGGAAAAGGTGTTCGGCAAGTTCGACAGGGCAAAAGGCAAGTACCGCAAGGAGAAGCACATCACAGACATGGTGGAAGCGATGGGCTATCCCGGTCAGACCGCCCATGTGATAGTCAACTATCGGTCTGTCAACCGCACGTTTGCGATTCCCGCAAACAAGGTGTTGGCGTTCCGATACAACGAGAGCCGAAAGAGCATCCCTTGGCAATGGGCAGAGCAAGAGGGGATAGAAGTCAAAGCAAAAAGGCTGCGTGTCCATTGGCGATACGATGTTGACGGTCTGCTAAAGAGATTGGAGAGAGAAAATGAAATGCGATAGGTGCGGTGAAGCGTTCGCTTTTAGCCCGAATTTTGAAAGCGGGAACGCAATTAAAAGATGCGTAAAGGGAGAGGATGAATACTCATGCTATCCAATTTCCGCTTCTGATATTCGACTTTGTCCCTCTTGCATGGCAAAACTCAATGACTGGTTGAAAGAAGAACGAGTACAACCAGCAAAATGGATTTACGATTCAGAGAATAATTCGATTGAGTGCGATAAGTGCGGAGCGGAATATAAGCTGGCTCCTTATGAACGTGAATCCGATTTCGATTACTGTCCGAACTGTGGCACAAAGATGAAAGGGGTAAAAGAGTGAGCGTTGTATTTAAGTGCGACAGGTGCGGTGAGATTTTCAATCGGCACGTGCCTGACATAAACGAATGCTACGGCACGGCAAATTCAATTCTGTTCTTAGATTGCACGGTTGAACGTAACCGTTTTGGACTGGGCGAAGAACCGATTCAGCTATGTCCATCTTGCATGAAGCAACTGAATGATTGGCTAGAGCCAAATAAAGAAAAGCCCGATAGCGGAAACAAGAACGAATGGAACAACATGACCGTTCAACCACAAAGCGGAACAGCAGTTGAAATAAAATTCAACAGTGGCGACACAGACATTGCATATCGGAAATATGCCGATAAACGCTGGTTCTTATGCGAAAACGTTTGGGTTACGGATAACGAATCAATCGTTGCATGGAGATACATCGACTGAAAGGGAACACCTGATGGCAAGATACAAAGTTACCCTCCTATGCATCGACAGTTCAACAGGCTATGAGGATGCGCACTGCTACATGGTGGATAGCAAGAACGACACGGAAGCCACTGATTGGGCGGTCGTGAAGTGCCGAAACCACTATCCAGAATACGACACGGTTAAAACCGTGAGAACGGAGTACATGGGAAAATGAGCAAGAAAGTTTCAGACATTCTGCCCAAGACGGAAATCTTGGCGCAGTTGGCAGAAGAAGCGTCCGAACTGGCACAGGCGGCATTGAAATATCGCCGTGCGCTGGATGGCACGAACCCGACACCTAAGAGCGTTGAGGAGTGCCAAAAGGCGTTTGAGGAAGAATATGCGGACGTTGTGAACTGCATTATTGCACTGGATTGCATGGACGATGCAGCGTTTGAGCGGATGCAGAAAATGCAATACGAAAAGGAAGCTCGCTGGCTTTCTCGCTTGCAAGAAAAGGAGCAGGACAATGTTTGATTTTGTAACCCGCTGGCTGGTCTGCTTAGTCCTGCTGGCGGTGGTCGTGTGGGCTGAACGCTCACTGAAAGATACTGCCGATAACATCTTTGACACGGAGCGACAGGCGTTGATTGTCTGGCTGTTCGCCAATGTGTGTCTGATTGTTGGTACGGCAGTGACGATGGGGTGGAAATGATGGACAACGAACTTTACTGCCCGATGAAGCTGACAACAAATCCGCTTGGTCGGTGCGTCTGCGAGAAAGAAAAGTGTGCATGGTGGCGACAATTGGACGGTTGCTGTTCCGTTTGGCTGATTGCAAAGTGCTTGGATAACATTCAGACGAAGATGAAGAGGTGAGAGCATGAGTAAATGGATTGATGTGAACGAACGTAAACCCAAGATGCACCGTGAACAGTGCATTATTAGAGGTGAAGTTTCTGATGAATATGACGTGAGCGATGAAGTTTTAGCATACACAACTTACGGAAGAATCATAGTTGCTCGATGTAAGCCCAAAGATAAGGAGAAAAAAGAATTTTGGTGGACGGATAGTGGCGGTACGGACTATAC